TAAAGTAGTTGACTCAAATGACGACAGCGTTAACAGTCCGTTAGCATGTTTATTAAGTTTAGGCGAAGGGTGGCACAACTATCATCATTACAAATCTTCTGATCATAGACATGGTCACAAATGGTGGGAATTAGATCCTAGTGCCTGGATAATTGAAAGGATATTTATAAAATGACACCAGATGATTACTATATGAACTTTGCATATGTCAGTGAAAAATGGTTGTTCGAATATATGACTGAGAATTATGCAGATTCAGACAACAAAGAATGGCTAGAGCAAATTGAAGACGAGCACAAGCATACTTTAATGTGCGAAGGTGCATTGCGTAAACAGAACGTAGACTATTACAAAGATACAAGTAAAAGCATAGAACATGCAATATACGGAGAGCTAGGTAAATTTTATCCTAGCAACGATGAAGAATTTAGTGCATTAAGTTGGATTGTAGAAAAACGTGCATTGTTTTTATATCGCTATTATATGCGCAATGGCAATAACGAACTTTATAAAAAAATTACACAAGGTATTATTGACGATGAAATGAAACATGTTGGATTTCATAACGAAGAAATTACGCCATCGCACGAACGTATACGAGATATTGACAAAGCTATATTCACTGCATTTAACGAAACATATGGACGTAAAGGTATGTTTGGACAAGAGTTCTGGGAAGATCTTTTTACAGGCAAATTAAAGGAAAAGGTAAATGTCAAACTACCTTGATTATGTAAGTAATACAAGTTGGGTAGATATAACACCAATGTTTTCTAAATGTCCTGTAGATCAAATTATGCAGGAAATACATTCTGTTGAAAGTATGTTTTTAGAAGAACGTGATCCTGAACAATATAAAGAAATGCAAGAAAAAGGTGCTGTCGGAATAGGCGAACACTTTGACAATCAGAAAAGTTGGGAAGCCGTAACTTTGTTTAGCAGCACAGGCGATTATAAAGATATTCTTACACAAGGGATACTTCCTAATCAAGATCTTAAAACATACATGGAAAGTTTTAGAAACTTACGTAATCATAAATGGACCCAATTAGCTGATTTAATGCCAAATACTGTTTCATGGATTAAACAAGAAATAGGACAGTATATGCAGTTTAGTTATATTAAAATTGCTAAACTAGGTCCAGACGGTGACGTTCCTGTACATACAGATGTGCCTCACGAAGACTTCGATTTTTTAAATACACAAAATACATATAACATGCTTAACAGTTTTTTAGTAGAACTAAACTTTCCCGAAGGTGTTACAGCATGGCATGATGGTGTTGAATTACCATATCAGCAAGGATCTGTAATATTTTGCAATCAAAGCAAGTCACACGGTACTACTAATAAAGGTATTGAAACTAGATACAATCTTAGAATACAAGGATTACATAATAAAAGATTTAGAGAAGTTCTAATGAAGTCTGCTAAAGACTTTACTATGTATCCAAACTCTAGTAAACAGTTTTTATGAACAAGTACAACTTTAAAAATGTCACTATAGATCAATATTATCAAATTAAAGATGACGTTGAATTTTTAATGTCACAAATGCAAGATGATAAGTTATCAGCAAATTATACATATGATAATTTTTTTAAAGACGACCCGTTGTTTATAAGTATTATTTACAAATACAATCAGCCATTTGAAGTAAGCACTATAATAAAAAGAGATATGTTTAATGGCGGCGGGCGAGTATTAAACAGATTAATGGTAAGCCCTTTATTGCGGGAAAAGCATACAGCAGTAGGTATTCCTGAGACTACATTAACAATGTTAAAGAGTCAAATTGAATTTGCTAAAGAGCACTTTGACTTTGCGTTTATAAGTCGACAGTTTAATACATACAGATTCTGTAAACGCTTTGCACAAGATGCTAATAACTTTTTAGATTCTAAATGGTTATACGAAAAAGATCGTTTTTTAGTATGCAACGATAAGAACCCGAACAGTAGTTGTTGGCAAAATATAGCATGGACTAACTTTAAAGGCCTTGATACCTTTCCTTTACAAGCTCAGTCATCTTTCCACTAAGACATTCGGATTCGCTCATAAAGATTAAATCAGTAGGTGTATCGGTACATTGTAGTTGTAGTTCTCTATAATTATTCCACAAATAATCATTAGGATACTTCTTCATCAACATAGTGGCAAGCGTCATATTACCAATAGGCAAGTATGCTACATCATTTAATAATCCTTTATCTATTACATATTCTTTAGAATACCATAGGCCTAGTCTATTGAGTGCCAATCCAAAGTTTTTAGAAAAACTAAAAAATATATTAGTTACACTTTTAGGTATTTTAAATTCGACGGGCTTGCTAGCACCATAATATGCACAATCTAACCAACATTCGATATCTTCTTGATGACACTTTTCTAATAGTTGATGTTGTAATTCATGTACTTTACCATCTCTACAGAACGGTACACTAGTTACAAACACGCAGTTGTCTGTTAGATCTTTAACAGTGTTAACCCAAACAATTTCAATACCGTACTTCTTTGCAATAAAAGGATACCATCTGTATTCGTTTTCAACCAATGCAAGTTTTTTATTTGTATGGGATAATGCTATTAAACACTGCGTTATAGCTTCTGTACTGCCGTTTACAGCATATTTTCCAAAGTTTGGTAGTTTGATGCCGACCCAAGTTTCGAATGTGCTGTAGAAGCTGTCTATTGCTTTAAATCGTGTTTTTATATCCCAATCTTGATCAAAATAGAAGTACTCTCCCATAGGAAAATTCATAATATCATTATGTATTTCTGGAGGTCTAAAAGGTACAATCACATCTTTAATATTTCTTATACGCATTACTGCTCCTTTAATAGGTTATCACACAAATAATCAAAACTATATTTATCGTCCCAGTGAAAACTTAAAACTATCCTAGATCCAGAATTTTCATTAATAACTTGGTGCCATTCTGTGGCTCTAAACAATCCGCCGCAGGTTGTACTAGGATACCATCGTTCACTAACTTCATAGTTTCCTTCTTCAGAATCCCAAAACTTAACATAACTTTTGTCCCATTCGCCGTATACCGGAAAGTTTAATGCTCCAACTCTTGATTCAATATCTACATGTATAGGACCAGTTCCTGCGTCACTTTTAATAAATGCTGCATATTTAGGTGTAATAGCTAACTTATCTGTAATAGGTTTAAACCATTCAAAACGAGGGTCATTGCTGCCACAATAATGCATTTGTATGCCTCCTGGACCAATATGAAACCATCCCTTGTCAGCTTTCATTATATCATCAACTTGCGGTTCGTTTGTATTAAACGGATTAGGTAAATTATCTAAAAGATATTGTTGGCCTAATTCAGGTGTCCAATTTAATTCTGGAAATTCCTTAAAATAAATCATTAGTTTCTTTCCAATCACTTTCCATTATCATCCCAGTAAGTGTTACACGCATGTTCTCGCCTGCATCAGAATCAACTCTAGTTATTCCGTGTACAACTCTTTTATTAATTAGTATTAATCTGTTTGGCTTAGGGCTAACAAACATTCCGAGACCGTAATCTATAATAGGTTTATATTTGTCAGCTTGCTGAAACATTTCCATAGGACTGCTAGTGTTTGTATAACAGTCGTGATGCACAGTACCTTCTTCTAAAGGAAGAACTTGCTGATAGTCTACACTTCCAAGGGGGCATATAAGGAGTGTGCTATCCCAATTTATTTGCCAGTGTCTGTGTAAATAATAAGTGTAAGTTGTAAATCCTAAATCGTTGTGCCACGGGTTTTTACTGTTGACCGGATATGCATGGCAGCGCATCGCAATTTCTATATAGTCTTTAGCAAAAGGTTTTGCTTCGGGGCATTTATTAAGAAATTCTGTAAAGTGTTTAAACCACAGATCACTGTTGTCATTAAAAGGACCTTCAGTGAGCCAACGTTTATTATTTTTATAGTTTGCGCCGTCAGTGTAATGCCAAAATTTATCATCTGCACCTGTTTGACTCCATTTGTCAACTTGTACTTGATTCCAAATTTTATCCCAAATGTCTTGAGGTAAGAAATCATCTATTACTAGTGCTTCTGGTGTGTTTATTACAATATTATACATAAGACTGTCGTTCGCCTTCTCTACTTAAATCTAGTGTTACGCAATGTAATCCGCTATCCCAAAAGTACTTATGTCGAAAATCAAAAGGTATCATATCAACACCGTGTTTTTTAAGTTTACGTTCTACTTCAGGATCATGACCATTAGTTATTACAGTATTAGCATCTATGCTTACTACATTAATATCGAACACAGTCTCGTCTACATAACCGATCCAATGATCTAACCAACTTGTGACTTTATCTTTGTAAAAGTGCTGGATTTTAATATCATTAAAATAATCAGGTAGCGGCTTGCGTTCTAGTTTAATATAGTCCCAACTTTTTAATTCTTCTGGTATTGCACTAGGATCCCAACAGAATAGCAGTCCGGGTTTGATTAGTGCAATTTTTCCGTCTGCATGTCCTGTTCTAGGTATTTCTGCCCATTTAACATCATAGCCTATATTACGTTTTATCCAGTCTAATCCTGCATATGTTCCTCTTCCGTGCTGCCCCGGTGCATAAGGCTGCGTGTGTAACAACATGTCGCCGCACTTAATAATGTTTGCTGCATGCCATAGTATTTGGCCTTCTAGTTGTTCGTACTCCTTGTAGTCGCTTTGTAGTAGCGGCTTAGGCATACTTATATAGTTGCGTCCTTCTTTGAATTTTTTAAGCATAATGTCTAAGAAGTAATCGCTTTCTGTATATCTATTACAGTCTCCACCGATAGTACCTAGTATTGTATTTCCGTACACAACATGAAAATCTCTAGGACATATTGCAGGATAAGGATACTTTGAATTCCAAGTTCTAGTGTTTTCTTTCAATAAGGGCAGTTTTTTAGGCCTATGTACTTTAACATTATAACTTTTAAATATGTCAGAGAGTTTAGAAAAATCTTGTTCTGTTTCCTCTAAAATTTTAGCCATTCCATCTATAAACTTGTTATCGTCAAATTGCTGTAACGATTCTAAATCATATGTAGAACCTACTACAACTTCTGTTAACTTATCCCATTCAGTAAATATCATTTATATGTATTCCACCAATTATTATATGCTTCTATATCTTTATCATATTGTACCAAATCAGAGTTTGATAAAGAAACCATACCTAGACTACTTAACATACTAGTCGAAGGATTAACTTTTTTTGGTAAATTAAAAAGTATATTGTGATCTATTTTTCCAATAAAGCTAGGAATCTCTTCTAACATCGACCAGTTAATACTTTCAATATACTTAGAACTTTCTACATTAACCCAGAATCTTTCATATGGCTGATTATAATCGTAGTAAGAAATTCTGTTTTTAAATTTATCAGTATTTAAATATAAATTACTAACATGTGTAGATAGTTTTATGCCTGAAGATAGATAAACTCCGTGATCACTTATGTGTCCGTGTTTCCTAAAATTTATTTCAACTAGATGTATTTTGTGTTTCTCATCTACTATTACTTGTGCGCAAGTAACACCGAAATTCCAGTTTAACGCATCTAAACATAAACATACATACTCGTACAATTCGTCAATGAAATATCTATTCTCTGTATAATTCATTACCGATTCTTTATATTGCCATAACGATCCATGTTTTTTACTATACTCTGTAGCAAGTAATAAATGATGTTCGCCGGATGCTGTTGCAATATCTATTGTATATTCCGGACCATCAATATATTCTTGTGCTATATAATCGTTAGAATTTAAGGATGGTAAACTAGATAGACTATTCACATAGTATACATTTTCGCTTCCGCCACGACTTTCTTTAGGTTTTACAACTACAGGATATTCTTCTATATTATTAAGACTGTACTGTCTTGTAGTAACAATTCCTTTTTCTCTAAGTAAATTTAAATACAATTCTTTATCTTTGATTATATCAATTGTTTCTAGAGAATTTGATTTTTTGGGTACATAACGATTTTGAAGTTTTAATGCAAGATCAACGCTATCATCTCCACTGGGAATACAGGCAATTATTTTATGCGTTTGCGCATATCGATCTATTACTTCTTTAGTATAAACTTCTTCGTAGTGAAAACTCGTATCATCCTTTCTGTACTTGTTATGTATTGTATTTTTGTCCTCTTCAGACGACCAAAGTATTAATATCTTGTATGTATAATTGTTAAAGACTTCTCTAACTACATCATAATGGTCTCTTGCAGGATTTACTATAACTACTAATTCGTTCATGACAAAAAGTTTTCCATCTTATCGTCTCTAGCAAGATCTAATGTTATACAATGTATTCCGCAGTCCCAGAAAAATCTATGGCGGAAATCAAAAGGTATGCACTCAATACCATATTTTTTACATTTATTAAAGATTTCTTTGTTATATCCGTTTGTTATTACAGTGTTCTCGTCAATACTTACTACATTAACATCAAAGATTGTTTCCATAGGTAAGTATTCAAATCCTACCCAGTGTGGCATATCTTTCATTATAACTTCGTTGTAAAAGTCATTTCTAATTCTATTTTTTACATGTTGGGGTAATTCATGTTTGTCAACTACTATTCTATCCCAATCTTGCATCTCTTTAGGTACAAGACTTTCATCGTGAATCATTAATAATCCAGGTTTTAACAAAGCCATCTTTCCATCTACATGTCCAGCAGCAGGAACTTCGGCCCAGTTAACATCGTACCCAATGTTTTTCTTAACCCAATTAAATCCTGCGTTAGTACCTCGACCTTTTTGATTAATAGGTCGATCTGCATATTCTTGAGTATCATGAGGCCTAGAATGGATTAATGTGTTGCCACACTTTATAATATTTGCAGCATGATATAATGGCATATTATCATGATCGGCGTAGTTTGCATAATGATTCGGAAGTAGCGGCTTAGGCATACTTATATAGTTGCGTCCTTCATTAGCCTTTTCGTTCATAATATTATAGAAAAATAAACTTTCAAGGTATCGATTTGGATCGCCGCCTATCGTTGACAATATGTTATTTCCGTATACTATATGGAAGTCTCGAGGACATATTGCAGGCAATGGATACTTAGTTGCCCATTGATTAGTTTTAATTTCATTCAAAGAAACATTATCTGGTCTACGTACTTTGGCTCCAGCATCTTTGAAGATTTTATTTAATACTTGAAAATCTTCTTCTGTTTCTTCTAATACTTTTTTAAGAAAGTCAGACTCTACTTCGTCAGGGTCGTAAACTTTTCCAACTACTACTTCTTTTAATTTCCCCCATTCTGTCCAAATCATACTTGACTCCATTGCGACGATACATAAGTTCCTTTAGAACCAATATTCATCCCTATACTGATTCTTATACTATCAGTTTTATTTTTTTCTGTAAAGTGTCTAATATATCCCGGAAACATCATTAGATCGTTTTGCTGCACATTCATAGTTTGTGCAAACTCATCAAACGGAAAGTTTATAGGTTGCGAACCTAGTAGTGCTTCTAACGGATGTTGTAATGTTAGATCGCCTGCGTTATCTGTTTTATCTAGATAAAACACGGCTGTAATAGGCGTCGGACCATGAAAATGACTGGGGACAAATCCTCCCCGTGTACTTAACGTTGCCCACATTTCTTGTATGTACGGCTGAAGGTCAGGATGATAGTTTAGTTCTTTCCAGTACTCGGCTAAGGCTGTATTAACTTCTTTTACAAGTAGATCAGACTCTTTCCAAGTTTGCATATGGCGTTCAATTCCATATGTATTAATTGTATTACCGTCTTTCATACCTACTACGCTTATATGATCGCCGTAGTCTTCTACATCCATAAGTTTTAATACTCGTTGCCGAAAACTTTGAAGATTTAAGTCTCCTAAATTTTTCTTGTAAATTGGAATACTAAACATTTGTTCTACATTAGGCATTTTCGGTTATCTCTTTTAAATAGTGCTCAGGCCAATTTTGATAATAATCTGTAGTCTGCAAGTATGCTCTTTTTTTGTTAATATCGTCTTTGTCTTGTATAAAAATACAGTTTGTAAAGTTTTTAACAAAATGACCGCTATTAGTAGTACTTTTAAAGTACAGAAGATTGTCATTTTTTGCTGTTAATTCTTTTATTACTTGATCAACATTTAATAAATTATCATTTAACCAGGCTACTCCTAGTTTATACTGTTTGTTGTCAAACTTTGCACAAGCATCAAATACGTCTTGAGTTGCATCGATAAATTGTATTTCATTTTTCAACCTAGCTGTTTTAGCAAACGGACATACTGGATATCCGTTATCTTGCACAGGCTCTATATATTCTATTGCCCAGGTTAGAAAGTTATGTTTAAATTCATCGTATGTCATGGCTATAGAATATTTATGGTGTAGAAGTGTGTTATTTGAGTAATGTGGCTACTAGGTGTACGCGATCTTCGAGACTAGCATTCATTGCAGTATGCTTTACTAAAGTATTAGTAAGCCACCAAGTATGCTGCGGAAGATGTTTTATTTCTTCTTCAATGATCATAAAACAACCTTCTTGTGTTTTAATAGGATAGTGTATGCGTTTAGTATCATCCACGTGCCAACTTAAACAAGTCTTAGGTGGGCTTTTCATTAGTCTAACTCTGCCTACATTATAATTTTCTTTTAATACATTGTAAAGATCTTCAAACACAGTATTTTTAAATACGTTACACAAATTTGTAAAGTCTGCTTCTTTTAACGGTGTTTCTCTTTTAGCAGGTATATGGCGCATATGACCTTTTTCGTCATAAACTTCTTCACCATTGGACCAATCATAAAACAAACTTCCTGCTCCATATAAAAAATTATCTTCCTCGCCTTTTACAGTATTGATACAAATTTGATTTAAATCTGTCCAATGCACAACTTTATCTTCAAGCATATTATCTAATATGCTTTTTATATCATAGTTCGGAAGATTTAATTTTTCAAAATTCATTCTAATTTTCCAAATGCGTATATACGTTCTGCACAAAAGAAACAATAACCACAATGTTTCCATTCATGAAAATGTTTTTGTTCTAACTTATGTTCTTGCCATCTAGTTTCACAACTATAGCTCAAAGGATATAAGTCGTCTAGTCTATTGTAATATTTATAAACTTTAGAAATCAGTTTTTTATCTCCATGAACAAAAGGTCTAATATTGATAAAATGTCCTGTATCAATTACATTTTGTCCATATTTGTTTTTTCCTAAGTCTCTATCAAAATCTCTTGTTACTATATGCTTCTTAGTCAACTCAAATAATTTATCGTCTGGATAATATTGTCTTATAAATTCTAAAAAATCTTCTTCAACAGGATTACTAGTTAATCCATTGTACACTGCATCAAAATTAAACTTTGTATGACTTTCTATTATTAGATTTTTTTGCTCTTTTATATACCAATCTGCTGTTTGACGATTAGTGTGTTTTTTAGAATACTTAACAATATGTTCTTGTGGACTTTTTCCTGTTAGTTCTGTAACTTTAGCTATAATACGTTTTGCACCTTTACTATACCAATTTTTAAATTGAGTATCTAAAGTCATAGGATAAATTTTTACATCATCTCTGTCTTTAAAGTAATCACATATGGCATAATACATAATGGCGCTATCGGCACCACCTGATAGTTTAACACCTATTGATGTCCAATCATCATTAAAATTAAATAAATGTTTCATCGTGTTCCAATCATTTTAATCTACCAAACGCCCACTGGCGCTCGTTACACCACCAACAATCTCCGCAGTGTTCCATACCAGGAGATTGTCCGCCGATAATTTCATTCCACTCACAACTTCGTGTTATTGGAAATAAGCTATCTAGCAGATTATACTCTTTATAAATTTCTGCAATTTTTTTCTTATCAATGTTTGTCCAAGGAATATAACTAAATCCGTATCTAAACACATCTCTATTTTCATCCGGATTGCGCATTTCATGATAAAAATCTTTAGAAAAAGATATTCTATCTGTTTTAGGAGGCAAATTAGTAATACCAGCATATAGTACATTAAACTCTTTTTTATCTAAGTACTCGAACGGTAAGCGTTCAATATATGTATCAATAAAATCAGGCGAATAATCTATATGATGTTCAAAATTATAATTGCCAGTTAGTTGCGCACATTTATAAACTACATTTACTGCTGATTTTGCTCCTGTTATTTGTTTTGTTCCATCTGCAAGTGTAAAAATATGTAAACGATCTTTTGAGTATTTTAAAAGGAAATATAAGAGAAGAGCACTATCTGCGCCGCCGCTAACACTTATAGCGTTAGGTCCGTTGTATACGTTAAATTCTACGCCACACAAATTATGTGTTTCAACAATGTCTTCCTCATTCATAAACTTCTACCCTTTTCATTGAGTTATAAGTGCATAAATCATTTATAACTTCTTCTCTAGATCTATTAGTTTCTAACATTGCTATAGGAATATTCCCTATAGCGTTTTTAGGATCCCCTTTTATAAATCCTAGTGCAGTTAAATAATTATTGTTTTGATCCCACCATATATCCATTGCATTTAAGAATTTGTCTACATTGTTTTGACCACGATCGTGAAAATATGCTGTAAAATCTGGGCTATACCATCTGAGAGGGCGTATATTATCTTCTCCAACTATATCGTCGTCGTCTTTAAAAACATCGTATAGTGGTTTTCCAACTTCACAGTAGTTTATATATACTTCGCCGAATTTTCTATTAAGAGTAAAATGTTCATAGTCTTCGTCTAATAATTGAACTCGTTGTCTGTCACTAAATCTTACAACAATTCTTGGGTAATAATTAGTAGTAGTTTGTCTATAAAAATTTTCTGCTCTGTGTATAATAACATTATAACGCTCTAATGCACTACGTTGTTGTTCGTTTGCATTTTGCCAATAATCTCCTGGCGTAAGTGTTCCACCTCTTAGATCTTCAAAATAATGATGTAAATGATTTAATTGTTCTTGTGGCATTCCTACAAATGCTGTATGATGTATAACAGTATTAGTGCTGTTTATAGTTTCTATACAGATGTTTAGTTCATCAACTAACTTCTCTTCATCCCATTCACCGTTTGGAAAATTGTATAATCTATCTGGTTCTTTAACTGTATTGTCAATTTCTAAAACTTGTTGTTTTAATAAATTGTACCATCTTGTAGAAATAGAATTATTATATACATTATACTTTAATATATATTCTTCATTTAACCTGTTAGTAAATACGACTCCAAACTTCATTATCAATCCAATCTAAAAAATTCTCTAGTCATTGGCCCTATTACGTCATTGGCCTTCATTTTGCGTTGAGTAAGCAGTACATTAAATTCATGCTTAAGACGTTCATTAGAATAATTGTTTGTACCAAGACTTATTGTATTACGTAACTCGTCTGTTTTTATTTCATTTTTTACAGCATTAATTATATGTGCAGGTAAATTCTGATAGTTCATTAAATGTGTACTAGGTTTTATTTCGCAACTATATCCTACAAAATGTCTATGTTCCCAAAAGTATTGTTCTATTTCTGGTAAAAATTCAAAATTGAATATATTAACTAAATTAGTAATACTTATACTTACATTTGGAAATCTCTCTATATTAGATTTCAAATATTCAATATTAGCTTCCATTTTCTTCCAGCTGTGCGGCCATCTTATAAATTCATAATTATTACCAATACTATCAATACTAAGCCTTAAATGTGCGCTTTTAGTTTTACCTAAACGAGAAAAAATTTCATCATTAAGAACAGTTCCGTTTGTAGTAACTTCTAAATGTAAATCTCTACAATAATCTTGATCAATAATTTCTCCAATTTTATCCCAATTCTCTTTTAAAAAAGGTTCACCACCTATTAGTTTAAGAGTGTGAACTTTGTAATGCTTTAGTATTTCTGCAACAACATCTGAAGTATTTTTAGAGCCTGCTGCTGTTTTATTTACTAACGGTATCCACGATTCTGGTCGATTTTCTTTATCCAATTTACTAGACAATTTATCAATTAGGCTACTTGCATTACTACTACAAAATGGACAAGCTAAATTACAACTATTACCTAACACAACATCTAATTTGTTTATATCATAGTTTTCATATTCTGTTACTCGATTTAATTTTATTCTAGGACTATCTACTCCTTTATTTTCGCAATTTTTACATGCCAAACATGCAGGATGTAAATCGTCGTTAGATTCAAAATAATCTCTAAAATACTGTAAAGGCATGAGCTGCATTATATCTTTTGGCGAATCTATTTTTACAGGCTTAGATATGTCGGAAGGAATTATCTCGTGATTTAAATGACAACAAGGTTTAAGATTAGCATATAGGCCGGTGGGATAATCGTAAAGTCTTATACGAATTCCTTTTTCAACATAACCACAATGGTTGTCTTTCACTATTTTTCTCCTATTCTCATATATCTAGTATACTTAGGCAAATCTATCGAACCTTGATACAACACTTTTTGCATTGGTGTTGCTCTAGCAAACTCATCTAAATCAATACTACAGTTTACATGTTCAGGCAAATCAAAATAGTTATTAGTTTGTAATACAACTGTTGTGCCTGCAGGTATTTTTTCGTACCAGTAATTAAAATCAAAAATATGCTCACAACTTGTGTTTATGATAGTATCAGGAATATCTACAAGATTCTGAACAGTTCCGTTTGACTTTTCAGTATCATAATGCAGAGGATATTTCATATTTAAAATATCTAATGTGCTAGCTTTGAACTTCCAATTATCCATAGTTTTTAGTCTGTTAAATGTTTCAGCTATGCCAGCACACGATTTGTCGATATCAAAACTTCTAATTTTATCTAGTTTTACATTACTTTCAAATAAAAATGTTGCTAGACTACCGTACCATCCTGCACATATAAACACAGTGCCTAATTCCATGTTAATTTTTTCTAATTCGTTTACAAGCCATCGCTTAGATTCTATTTGTCCCTTTGAAAACAAATCTTGTATATCTATATTAGGGTACTTGTTTAGAACTTGTCCAAAATTATCAAAGAATTCACTATTATGTATTGACATCAAACTGTTCCTTTAGCCAATCAAAATCATTTATAAGACTAATATTGCTCCTATTAGAAACCCCAAACTTCCTGCCAGCATTAGCGCCATTAAGAGCGTAGCTGCCATAGCGTTCCTTAGATCCTTTTGTACACCATGTTTCAAGTCTTTGTTCTGTTTCATTATTTTTCTGCCTGTCAATTATTTTACTGCTAAGTTTAGCACATTCTCTAAATGCACTTTTCCAAGTATTAAACGGATCAGTGTTAAATGCTGTAATATTTGCAACGTTAGGTACTGCTTTGAACTTACTACTAATACTAGTTGTCATATCGGGCTTATTAATATCCATATCAATTGTTAACTTACGTGGGAAAAGTTTTACGCCGCCATAGCCATATTCTAATTCATTAATAGGATTCTTTGCTCTCCATACATGTACATGATCTAATTGATGCTCAGGTACTTCGTAGTCAAAGTTAAAGTCGTCTAATATAAGTGCATCGGCATCTACAATCCAGAACATCTTAGTGAAGCATTTCTTTGCTGCCTTTATGTGTGCTTGGTGTATTCCTTTAACTCCGTGTACACGTTTAGCCATAGGAAATCGTGCCTTTAGTGCAGTATAGTTTTCATCTGCACTAGGTTCTTGATAACTTATGAATACAATGTCGTACATAATTATCCATGTCTCGTGTTACCGTAGTGTATTACTTTACAATTTGCATTTACATAATTGCGCCATGGATCAACTACTACGCTGTTATTAGGAATGTTGCAGTATAATTTGTCTGCATTATTCTTACCGGTGTACTTGTATGTGGTACTTGCACTGTGCGCTAGTAAGAATACACAAGGCTCTGTTGGATCAAACTCGTCGTTTGTTAAAGGATCTACATATATAGGTGCAAAGCCCTGCTCTTTGCAGTAATGCCCAATTAGTAAACTATAACTTCCGTCACAATACTCTACATTTGGCTTATATGCTTTACCATGAATAACAATCTGCATATTATGTTCATTAGCATGTTGTACTAGTTCTAATGCAATATTCTTTGCTTGTATTTCTCTTGCTTCCATAATACTGTCAAACAAATCGTAACCTAAGTTTAGCTCATCTGCCATATAACGTAGTGCAATATTATCACGTGGATGACATCCTCCACCATCGCCCATGCCAGCTTTCATATACTGTGGACCCATAATACGCATCGTAGACTTAGCTAGAGCGTCTGTAACAACGTCTACGTTAATGTTGCCCTGTTGCTGCGCTACATCCTGTATCATGTTTACAAGACCTATTTTAGCACTAATAAACGTATTGTAGAATACTTTGATGCACTCGCACTCGTCCCATGTGCCAATTTCGTATCTTGGATTATTTTCCATTACAGTTTTATAAAAATCTACAAGCTGTTTTGCATCTCCAGTTTCAGTGCCATCTTCTGTACCAATCATTACCATTTCTGGATTAACCATATCCCATGCTACGCTTCCCATTGCAATTAGATATGGATTGTAAACAAATCGAGTGTTAGGAACAAGGTCAATAAACTCTCTGCGTGTTGTGCCAGGCAATACTGTACTAATAAGTACAAGTAACTGATCTTTGGTCATATGCTTATTTGCTTCTACTAAAACATCTTTTACAATATCATAATTAAAGTCTTTTGGATCTAGGTGTGCAGTTGGTTCCCTTCCGTCATATGCAGGGTCGTGCGGAGTAGGAACTGCAATAAACACAATGTCTCTACCTTCTACTGCGCCTTGAATTGTTGGAAACATTACTACTTGATGACTAGTACACTCTGCAATATCGTATCCTGTTACATCATGGCCTTTACTAGCGATTGCTTCTGCACACGGCATTCCAAGTTTACCAGTTCCTATAAAACCAATCTTCATTAATTTACTCCTATTATATGCGTATATTATTTATCGTGAAATATTGGCATAGTTGACAGGTTTGGATAATCCTTCCATGACCAAGATTTTGGCATTTTATTTTTTGCATCATCTAACTTAGATAACCCTAAACTTGCTGTTTCTGGAGTCATGTAATAATGATATCCCATTGTGTTAATAGTTTGTTCTTGCCAGTTAGTATCTCGCGTTCTGCCATCATAACTCATTTTTATTAATTCGTTTTTGTCATGTTGGTTATCGCAAAGTATCATGCCGCCTCGGCCTAAGCTTAAATGTTTTTTAAACTGAAAACTAATACACATAAACGTATTAGGTACATAACTATTCTCGCGCCATGTTACTGCTGCATCAATTATGTTTGTATGTGCTAAGTGATAATACTCTTTCCATTTTGCATCAATCAAACGATATTGTATGCCTACTTTTTCAAATGTCATAGGTATACTAAGATAAGAGTGTTTAGGACACGCAGTGTGTGTTACATTTTTATACCTTAAACATAATTCAATTGCATGTGTGCAACTATCTACAGCAACAGCATACGGAGAACCAAAAAATTGTGCAATTTCATGTTCAAACTTTTCTACTGTATTAAAGCCCATTTGCTTTGTACCTTGTTCTTTCTATAACGTCTTTGTAATGTTCTGCAACATAATGCGAATGTTTTTCTGTTTTAATAATGTTTATAGCATTACAATAATTATGTTCGCTTACTTGCACTGTTTTTTCATGAAATTCTTGAATATCTAAACAACTTAATCTTTGCATTTCTTTTACAATTGCTTCTATTCTATCATCATCGTCGACTATTTTGTCAAATGAATAATCTATTTCATCAGACAAAACAAAACCTATGCTTGTTAAGTAATTATGTATACCAGGAAAACCTAATATAATAAATGGTCGTTTTGAGACAATAGCGTTCCAAGTTTTTTCTGTTAAAAATGGACAATTTACAAAAGATTCAGTAATTAAACTAACTGCACTCTTATGTATTTCAGGCGGAGGTGCATATTGATCCCATGTTGTTCCTTCTAAATAAGTCTGTTTAGGTTGCCAATGTTTCCATTCATAATAATCTTCATCAAACCTATCAGGTTTGAAATAATAGCTTTCTTTTGGATTGTGCCAAGTAAAATAATTAGATTCTAACAAATTTAATCTTGCTAACTGATCTAATATTTTTTTCCTATGTATCCTAGGCTTATAGTTCATACATAGAAATAACTTTTCTGGATTACAAGCACCGCTCATTGGATTATTATGATAAAAACTTTCATATAAAAAATAAAAAGGCCAAATTTCGTAAGTAAGATTTGGTAAGTCTTTCATCACCGCATCGTAATACGAAATATCATATCCACCTTGGACCGTATAAACTTCGTGAAATTTTTCAAAACGTTCTTTGGTTAAAAAAGGCATAACACTGTATATACTTGCTTCTTCAGCGCACATTAGACCTATTGGTCCGGATTGGCCTGCTTCTACAAGATAATTCATAAGTCCCTCATCACCTTTCCATCGTGTAACAGGATGTATGTCATTCCATATGTTTAGATATTTCATTTTAATTTTCTTGCTGGTGTTCCAACATATACTCCCGGAGTGTCTATATTTTTTGTTACGTTACTAAATGCGCCAACAACTGTATTATCACATATGTCTAGTTTATTCATTACACCAGATCTAAAATTAAACATACAATTTTTTCCTATAGTAGTTTTACCCGCAATCATTGTGCCGCTGTGTAACATGCAATTATTTCCAACCGTAGTGTTATGACTAATTAAGCAATACGTTTCAACAAAGCAATGTTTACCAAGAACGGCTCCTTGCATAACTGTACTAAAATTGGCAACACATGAACCCTTGCCAATTACAGCGCCTTCGTGTACACTAGCAGTTTCATGTATAAATGTTACACAATCGCTGTCATATTCGTCTAGCAAGTCTATTGTTTGTTCTCTTTCTTTTAAATCTAGTGCAAACCCAATAAAATATTGGAAGTCATCTTTACTTTGTAAATTTTTAAATTCATCTGGGGTCATAATGCTGATATCTTCATTTACAAAGTTTTTTCCGTAGTACATGCTGTCCTGGGTCAACATGCTTTCAGAATAGCCAATTATTTTTAACGGTTTTTCATTTTTTATCATCATGACCGTATCCTTTTATATATTTTATTTTTTGTAATAGGTGCTTCTAAAAGCATTTCTTGCAACTCTTCAATCCAAATTTTGTTGTGTAATAATGTTGGTAACATGTCATCATACATTTCTTTTAATTCTTCTATACTTTTTGCATTTATCCAATCTATTAAATTAAATATTTTTTCCATACGTTTTGCGTGGTCTTGTTCTAAATCGTAACTTTCATCAAACCATTGGTCAAATGTCATAAATCCCCATGCTCGCATATATTCTAAGTTACCTGGCGGTCCTACCATAATAACAGGCCTATAGTTTAGCATAGCATTCATTATCTTTTCTGTCAAGATTCCAGTTGGTTCTGCATAGCGTGTTTCGTTTACAATAGCACAAAAACATTCTGCATATGATTGTTTAGGATTAGTATCAATATGTATGTCTATGTATTCCTCTATACTTAATTTTTTATCTATATCTCGATCCATACTTAGAGGAGCAATACTATCTAAAAGTGCAGCACCTATACTGAGTTCATCTATTTTTGGCAAGATAAAATTAGTTTGTTTTTCTAATATTTCTATATTGCTTTCATATAACCAACTTAAATTATAACTATCTGTTTGACTTACAAGATAACTTGATACACAATGTCGATGGCTTGCATATCTCCAATTTCCGCACCAAAACTTTTTATAAATTTTACTACTATCGTATATTCCTTCCTCTTCGATAACATTAATTGTTGCAGGATATATCCACCCTACTGGCGTACAATCAATTTCAAATTCTGGATAATGTTCTTGAAAATATTTTTTGGAGTTATAACTAGGACTGTATACTTCTACATTTGTTAATTCGTTATTTTTCACATATTGTTGAATACTATCTAGTTCTGAGGCTCTAATATATTTTATATCTATATCGCCCCAACTAGTATATATGCCATCTTTATCTACCCTAGTGTCATATGTTGACAACGGTTCCCACAGATAAAATTTTAATCCTTTTTTATTACATAGTTCTCTGTTTTTATTAGACATTGTAGAATTAGAAGATTCTAGCCATTCAATTTTATCAACACTAAAATAAACAGCATAAGGAGAAGTAACTTTTTTAAAATATGTTTTTTTTAATGTTTCCCAACATTCATTCCAACCTTGTTGTAATTCAGTTTCTAATAACGGGAACCATATTTGTCCTAGAGCAATACTACTAAATAAACCGGTGTCGTTAGGACTACTTAGTCTTTGTTCCATTTATCCATTAATCCTTTAAACTCAGGGAATACATTTTCAAAATTTATGCCTCTTCTTTTATCATACTCTGTAAAAAACTTTACAAAATTTTGTTGTGCATCTATACGTTCTTCGTCAGTTGTAAATCCTTCTTTCATAAACTCAATGCTACGCTCAAATCTACTAATTTGGTGCGGTTTAAATCCTGTCCAACGTGTGTCTCTTTGACCATCAAGATTAGCTTTCATATAGTCTAATGCTTCTTCTGCATAATGCCAATGTTCTTGTGGTGCAAGTTTTAGGCTTTGCCATGCAGGATGATGCAGAGCAGGAGTATCTACAAATACCCTATGATTACCGTAAGGTATTAGTTTACCTGTGTTCTCATCCCTACGTACCTTACGCACATTATGGGCCTTTTGTAGCGCATGTATGCCCTCTAGCAAGCGTCTTATGCTAGGCAAGCTCAACATATTAAATGTAACAATAAACGTTACTAGACCGTTGTGTGTGTTTGCTAGATAGTTGTTTACGTTGTTCCATAAAAGATCAAAATCTAGTCCGTCTCGCATGTACTCTGCTTGTTCTCCCCAACCGTCAACACTTACAAATAATCTAAAAGAATTTAATTTGTCATATTCTGTAATAAAGCCAACAGTATCTACAAAACGGTTCCAGTTTTTCTCAGGTACACTAGCATTTGTAGTAATACTCATATCTAAATCAGGACGGCCGTTATCAACAACATAGTCTAGCACACGGAATGTATTCTTATCTAGTAGTGGCTCGCCGCCTGTCATTCTAAAGTGTTTTAGTTTAGGATATAAAGTTGGCCACCATTTCCAAAACGCTTCTACATAAGGATTATGTTCTTTTACTGGAATAGGATATTGTCCTGTTTCTTTAAAATACTCTATACTATTGTGTGGGACCTTTGTAGGATAAGGTCCGTTGCGTTCTATATCTTCTGCCCACTTGCTACTTAAATGGGGGCTACAATAGCTACACGCTAAATTACATGCATGATTAAAATTTACTTCTAAGTAGCGTGGCTCAATATCTCCATCTGCACCTTTAGCAAGTACATCGTTCCAGCCTTCCTGAGCCCATGGCTCTGATGAACGATAAAACCTATCACTTAAATGGTCTCCTTGCATCGCTTCTACTTTCCAACAGGTACTGCACCCGCTAGGCTTGCCGCCAGATAACATCTCAGCACGTTCTTGTTTCTTTTGTTTAGTATTGTGAAGTGCTTTAAAGTTTTGTTCAACTTCGTCTGCATCTATTTTATGTAAAGGAGGCAAGAAACAACTATTTGTTAATCCTGTAGTTAAATGTATACTACTCCATAGCCATTTAGCCATACACATTGTAGGTGACAATTCGTCAAGTAACGGAATTACTTCTAGTGCAGCAGCTTGTGGGTCTGTTTCTGTTAATCTTTTAGCCAAGGATATTCCTCTAGTATATATTCTGCAAATACTGTATGTGTTTTAGGTCCAGGATGAGCATTGTCTAACGCATCATCGGCAGAAGGGTAAAGTTTCTTGTCATGAAAGTGACATAAATTTTCATAATCTTGAGGTGTGGTATACTTTAATTCTAATGTATTTCTTATTTTATGATATATAATTGGTGCAAAACTTATATATTTTATTCCTAAATCCTTTAAGTAATATCCTGTAAAATCTGCATACATTTTTGAAAGAAATATACCCGTAGCGTCATTATAAATACGACCATAAAACGCTTTTGCAGTTTTATTGGTGCCCGTGTCCCATGGTCCAATATTTTCATAGCCTATTTCAGTAACTAAATCTAAAATTTTGCACCAGCGTTCTATAAACGTCCAGTGAACTATACATATATCATCTTTTTGAAATTTGAAGTTTTTTATTCTGTTTACAATTTCTAAATTAGAACACCCTGGCTTCGATTGATTACTAAGTTCTATATCTAACCTTTCTGCTATTATAGAAGGCCATGCAAGATTGCTATGCACCGGTCCTGCGTGACCATCTGTTGTACAACAGTCTTGCAATCCGTGACCGTATGTATAACTGCATCCAAATGTTACTAATCTTTTCATTTACTATATCCAAAAATTTATAATGCTTCTAATAAATTGTTCTTTAGGTCTATATGCATTGTATTTGTTCTATATACCCAATGCCAGTAATTATGAATCAAAATATCATAACAATCGAAATACATTTGGTTAAGTTCTTTGTCTGATTTGTTTATAATATTTTCAATCTCTTTATATGCTGCTGAAAGTCGATCTATTTCATCTTCAATAGTATCATAAGTTTCATCAATAATCCCATCAAAGGTTTTGTAACCTAGCTTCCTTAAACACTTAAGATCATTTTGAGCGCCTATTAAAATAAAGGGCTGCATAAAAATCATAGGTTTAAAAATCTTTTCGCTAAAGAAATTTTGATTATTTGGTAGGTAAGTTTCTGTAACTATATGTAAATACGAGTCATAAAATTTTTCTACTTTTAAATCTATTGTAGGATTTTCTGTATTTGCATCAATTCCGTCGTTAAATGTTAGAGGCAAAATGTTTTCTAATTCTGTAATTTTTTGTATTGTATCGTCGGGTAATTTATCTGACTGGAGCATTAGTTGGTTTATACTTTTATCCCAATAATAAGAACTATCATCTACAATCTTATGACAAGTTAAAACACCTTTATGTCTATACTTTGAAAGTAAACTTGCAAGAAGTATACGGTGCTTATGCGGTCTCCTATTTAAACATACAAACTTGTGCTGTCTGTTTTTTCTTGGCAAATGAAACAATCCTTCTCTACCATAATGGTTTACATTAAAACTGCTTTGTCCTAGATACTGTTGTTCCCACCAATTATAATATATGTTTTTTGCTCCATACGTCGGTTCTTTCATATTACCTGTCAACATAACAAAATTACTATAAGATAAATTATATCTTTGTTTTATGTAATCTATAGCTATTTTAAAGAAGCCCTCATGATCCCAACCTTCCATGTGGTTAATCATAAGTATTTTACATCTACCATTTCTAACATTTTCTAAATGTTCTACAGGTATATCTATAACATCGCCTAAATCTAACTCATTATGTACAGGATTCCAAGGAATAGGAAAATAATACTTTCCTTTATAAGAAGAAAAATTATCTTTTGTTAAAAATTTATAAACTTTCCAGGCTATATTTTGTACTGCACCGACTGCTATATATGGATCTCCGTGCGCATGAAATTTGTCAGGATGATCAAGTAGTATCCGTTTATTTAATCCACAATGAAAACTATGGAGGGCAAATCCTTTAGGATCCCTAGGCCAATATTCTTCTACTAAATCATCTCTTGTATAAATGGCAACCTTTTCCATACTATTCCTCTATATCTATAATTTCATCTAATCTAGTAGGATTTTGATATACTTCTTTAAAAAATTTACTTTGCTTACTACCTAAAGGAGTTATTGCTATTGGTATATCTAGTTTACTAATAAGTTTACTACCAAGTTCTTCAATAGAGTCTTGTAGTCCTTCTGTTGATACCTTTGGTTCAACTTCTTCCCACATACTATTAAGGTATTCAAAATCGCGGACATTTATGTAATCCCAATCTGTACACATTGTTTTATACAGTCCTTCGCGGGCTCCGTAAATTGCCCATTTTCCGTATTCTACATCTGCTCCTACCATTAACCAAATATACAAACGATGAAGATTTTTCCAATGATTTTTGTGGAATTCTTCAACAGTGACTTTTACGCCTCTATCAAGAGCCATTTTTACACCTTCGCGAAACCCTGCTCTCCATGCTTGTTGTGCTGTTGCATTATTATAAACATCTGAAAAACAACTATTTTGTTGTATATACTGAACGTCCCAACAAAAATCTACTTGTGCATGTGCATTCTTAGGATCTGCGTTTTCATGTGTGCGCATTTTTAAAACGAAATCTTTAGGCCAGCATTTTATGCCGCCGTTGCCGTACATTAGCCCATTTACAATATTCTTTCCGGCCCAGCTTATTACACAACTTTGTAAATCAGTATGTTCTTCAAAATTGATTTCTTGGTCTAAAAAATTTGGTCTAATTCTGTTGTCGCCGTCAATTGTAATAAATCTATCTGTTTCTGAAAGTTCTGCACATGCTTTGTGTGCTGAATCAGATCCTTTTACACCGTGTACACGTTTTGCCCATGGCACCTTTGTGCATAGGTCTGCATAATTCTGCTCTGCATTTGGTTCGTCATAGCTTAAATAAATTATATCGTAATCTAGAGGTTTGAATTTACTCATTTAAATATCTCATATCCATAATTTTCAAAGTACTTAGTAGTGTATATACTAAGTTCCATTTCAGTAGGATCCCAGCCATCGTCAAAGTCTAAATAAATTTCTGTATCTCGAATCATTTGTTCAACAGAAACTGTAATTGACTTTAATAAGATATTTGGGTCATACTTTTCAGTAACACTAAAATACACAGTGTCATTTTTAGAATACCCTGCAAGTGTTATAAACTTTTTAGTTGCGGGGTCTAAAATTAATTCCCACCTTTTTAATTGATTATTTTGTCTAATAAGCAAATCATGTACTTTTCCTGAATGAAAACTGTATAATTCTTTACCTATTAAAAGTTTATCTCCGTTTGTTAACTGGTTGCTCTCTCTACTACTGCTGTGCATTTTTAAAAAGTCTTTTTCTATAGAATAAATGTCTTTAGTAGTTAAATTTATAACACTAAACCCATCATTATTGTATTCTATTAAATTATTTCCAGAATAGAAAAAAATGTCTCCAAAAGTGTGTTTATGTACAAGTTCATTTATATCAATCATATATAATTTATTATTATCTAAAAACTTATCTCCTACAGTAGTCGGATCTTGAAATTTAAGATCTTTATTACTATCATCATATAGAATTACGTTTTCTACAATTAATTCACAATTACGTTTGCTAAAGTTTGTATTCTTTTTCTGATCTTTTTTAATTTTGTACACATTGCCATTATGATAGACATGTTGTCCAGTCACGTGATCTAGTTCTTTATACCATACATCAACATGTATTCCGTCATATATTGGCACAGTGACTTCTAAAGATATTACATGATCTCTTGTTGATATATCTGACAACTTTACATCTTCAACAAAAAGCAATGCATTGTCAAAATTAAGATCTTCACCTAGTTCGTTGTCTTTTAAAAATCTATAAACATTGTTGTTAAAAAAGACTAATTGATCTTTCCTATATCTATCTTGTTTGATAAAAATATCTATACTTACACCGTCGTATATTTTTTCTAAGTTAAAATGTCCTTCGCCGCCATTAATAGTTCTCGAGAATTCATGGATAAAAGATTCAGCACTATTATAATGATCTTCGTAGTTAATTTCTTTTACGACGACCTGTTTTAATGAAAAATCATATACAACTACAAAATCTGAGACACTTTTAGTTCCTTCTAAAATAGGCTTTACAATTTCTGTAGCAACTGAAACTATCTCGTATTCGGTGTCGATAGGTCTACGATTGGTAATTTTATATATTTTGCCGGTTGATTTTTCATAAGAAACATAGCTTTCATTTTGCTGTGCTTGCTGTACTTTAATACTATCGAGTAATTCTCTTAAATTAGACATTGAGTAACACCTTGTATCTTTCTAGCACAGGAGTTTTATTTACAAACTCATTTTCTGTGTAGTGTAATATACCTGACTGTAAAAAATTTCCTATTTTTATTTCACATTTAGGATTAACATAACATCCTACTTTATCTAACCAACTCTGGGTTACTTGTTCCCAGCCTTGACAATACGGCTTCATGTGAGTGAATGTAGGATTTTTGACATACTTGTTTGTTATTTTACTAGTGCAATTTAAATTTATTGACGCAATAGCAGCAACTATATCCATACTAGCAAAGTTAGGAGTAAATTTATCTAGCTCTATTTTATAAAATTCTTCATAATTTTTAACAATTAATTCTACTTCTTTATAAAAATTTTGAGCAAATTCATTCTTCTTAAAATAATGAAATCCAGAAAAAAGATTAGGAAGATTATTATCAATAAATGCTTTTCTATAATAACTTGTATCTGCTATATTTCCTCTGTAATCATAAACTTTACTTGTATAGTATACATCGTAATTTTCTAAAAATTGCCACCACGAGTCTAAGTTTTCTAACACTAACATATCTGTATCTAAAACAATTGTTTCCTCATACGGTGTAGCATGATACAGTTTCCATCTATTTTCTATTTTCCAATCTTTGTCTTTTGCATCATCACCAAACGGAATAGGAATAATGTTATCAAACAAGAATTTATAATTATCTGGTACTTCGTCATCTGTTACAATACTAATAGGTGCATTGTTTGTAGCCTTTAAGCTCATTGCTAAAAGACAAGATTGAATAATATAATCACCAGAAGAAGAATTTTGTGCTAATACTAAAAAACCTTTATTGTTCATTTGCTAGTTCCTTGTCTATTATACGCGACAAACTAAATTTATTCATAACATGTACATTTAATTTTTTTGTAGAAATAGCATGATATTCGCCGAGGTAATCTTTTTTTGCAACTAAAAAAAGCATATTTTCGTCAGTTACATTCCATAAAATATCTTGGTCTGTAACATATGTTAGTTTTCCTGGCATCTTAGCTGCAAACTCTCCTTTTTGAAATCCATTTAAAATATGTATTGCAATACTAAATGCAAAGTCGTTTCTAAACAACAACGACTGAATTTGATAAATTCTTCTGTAATGATGCCACTCTTGCTGAATATGTTTTATCAAATCAAAAAACATTTTGTTTGTATCGCATTTTCTAAAAAATACACAAGTTGCCCAATAAAATTCACAGCCGCTATCGCTGATAAACTCAAACTCTTTAGTGTTTCTAGTATTACTTAAATCATAAGAATCTTTATATAATAATAAGTCATGGGTGCTTTCGAAGCAATTTAAGAACAAATCGTTAGATATAATAAAATCACTATCTAACAAAAGTGTTTCGTCGTATGGTGTTAGATCATATGCTGACGATCTTGAGGAGTTTTTAAAATTATCAGACTTTGATGATAATCCTCCATCAAAAAAATTACGTAAGTTCTTTGTATTATCGTGATCAATTTCTATTATTTTATCAAAAACATTTTCATCAAAGGTTTTTTTCAAATAATCAACTCCATCCGTAATAATAGAAGTAGGTAGATTAAGATGTTGTTTTGCTTTTTTGGCTAGGAAAACAGCTTGTTTTACATAATCAATGTTACTATTATTTCTAGCAAAAACTATAATACCTTTACTCATTTATTTGATCTACTAACTTTTCTGTTGATCGTTTTGTTTTCAATGCAACAAATTCATTGTAATAATCGTTTGATGCATTAAAGTATACATTAAGAATTTCTGTCTGGAACTCTTCGAGATCTGTAACTTGTACAGGAAATTTATTATCATCAATAAGAATAATTTCGGTATTTCCTGTCGATAATAATGTGTAACAAAAATTAATTAATTCTCGTGTTACTGTAAACTGAGCTCCACTATGATAGTAAAGTAGTTCTTGGTTATATTTTTCTTTTAAAACTCTTTTTTGGTTATTGAATGTAACCATGTAATTACTAAAGTCAAGTGCTTTTTGCAAGCGTTCGTCCATAGAGATTCTCCTATTATACGTTAACTTATAGTATATAACAGATTTTTTGGTTTGTCAAGGAAAGATTGGCTTATAGATTAGATATTGTAGTGCCTGTAATAACGTCGCTGTATACTACTGTATCTAAAGTTTGGCCATTGATTAGTATTTCACCGTTAGGTACAGCTAGGAACATTTGAGTAGATGTTGTTCCTTTAACATATTCGTCTATAGTTTCGCCGTGGAAATCTTGGCATTGTATTTTTATTTGCATGGTACTATTATTGACCATTAATGCATCAATAATTATTTGATTATTTGAATAACTAGTAGCACTATTACTTGAATAGATCCTTGTATAAGTAGTACTTAGATCTGCATAACCTTTTGTAGATGTAATTCCGTTTGAATCGCGTGTTTTATTATAACCTATTCTTATTTGACCAACAGCTGCCATTAAATTTTTCCATCTGTTAGTTTTTAATTCTCCACCAGTATATGATAGCGATAAAGCTGATCTTATTTCGCCGCCAGCATTGAAGAAACTATTTGTTAATGCTTCGTTTGGAAAATTTACTGTAAAAATATGACTTATAGATGTTCGCCATTGTAAGCTTCTCGAAGATGCTAGTACAAATTGTCCACTAGGTACAAACAACGGAACTATATCTGCCTGATTAACAATGTCTATATCGAATCTGTTAGCGTCTAAACTTGCAACTTTTGTTTCTAAATTTGATATGTATGCGTCTTCTACTTTATCAGTTGATCCTAAATTTATTGCATAATCGCCTACTACATACGGATCAATACTTATACCCGATCCATTTTGATGTGCATCTATACGAACTATATCCTTATATAACTTAATATATTCGATATCATCAACTACGTCTATTATATTATTAACACTAGAGCTTAACAGTGTTTGTCCGTATCCGTACCCTGCTTCTCCCCTGTCTGATACTACAGTTCCTTTTCCAAAATCTAAAGGACTTTTACTAGGAGTTAGGGCTCGTTGAGCATCTGTTAGACCGTCTACCTGTACAACTGTTGAAAATTGTGCGGCGTAAAAGAAGTTATATAAAGTTTGTGATTGACTATATCCAAGTGCAACAATGTCATTTACCCAATAAGCTATGCCTACAGCTCTTGCTTTTCTGTATAGTCCATATCTTGTGCCGAGACTTGTGCTAAAAGAGTCATTACTCTCATAAAGATTTAATATAAAGTCTTTAGCTGCTAGTACATTACTCTTAGAGGCACCACCCCAGTAGGTTGATTTAAATTCATCATACCAGTCGTCCCAGTCATATGTTGGACCTGATGCATTACCAAGTATTTGACGTACTCTTCCGTAGAGATCGTTAAATCGCGATGCTGTAATAACAATATTAGGCAATCTTTTACTCCTTAATACTATTTATTTCCTGTTACGTATTCATTTTTTAAGATGGATCAGGTAACACTGTTATTGTGTCTTGTCCGGTAATCGAGCCACCGGGCCCTGTCACCGTCATTGTCACAGTGTGGTCTCCTTCTGCTGTGAATCCATAATTAGGAGTAAAATAGAAAGCCCCTGGAGTATAATTTACAACATCTGTTGCTGTTCCTGAAGGTCCTGTAATCGTGTATTCTACTGAGTCAATATCACCTTCTGCCTGTATAAATCCTCTACCTGTTGATCCAAATAGGGCAGTCCCTACAATACCTGACCATTCAGGTTCTACCAACCAAGTTGGAGGAATAGGGTCAACTGATCCAAATACTTCAAAACTTACTGTTTGAGCTGCTGTAGTTCCTTGACTATTTTGTATAGTAAGAGTAGCAGTTTTTGTTCCTACATCTTCTATTGTAAATGATGTTGCACCTGTAGACCCACTTGGTAGAGCTAAATCACTATAATTCACGTCATAATTGGTTACAATACTTGCGGAAGATGCATTTGCAACTTGATAAATTAGTCTAACTGGTGTGTTTATTTCTACATCGCCAAATGGTTCTGGATAAAATGCACTAATTGTAGGTTCTGGTGCATTAACTGGTATAGTTACTGTTGCAGTAACATTGCCGCCTGCATTAGATGCTGTAATTGTAGCAGTAACATTGCCTGTTCCGTCTGCTTCTTCAAATATTATTATATCACTACTTCCGTTAAGCGTAGCGTAGGTATCGAGCTGTGATACTCCTAGTCCTCCTAGAGTTACAGTAACAGTGTCAGCATTTACCACATTCCATGTTGCAAAAATAGGATCTCCCCAGTATGCAACACTTCTATTAAATGACCAGCTAGTGATAGTAGGAGGATCTATTTCAATTGGTGGTTCTTCGCCGTCGGTACTTGTATCATTTATTGTAATACTTGCAGATATTGATGTATTATCTATTGTTAGCGTCATTACTTCTTGGCCTTCAGTAATTACATCTGCTACTGGGTTGTAATTCTTTATTGCTGTATTAGCATAGACTGTAAATGCATCTTGTAATTCGTTTGATAGAGTGCCTCCAGGAGTACCCCTATTTCCTACTGTTCCAAAATTGCCTCTATCATATACAACACCGTTGCCTGCAGTTATGAACGGTTTATCTTGTGTTGTAGAAGCTTCAAGGCCATTTAATCCGCCAAAGGTCTCAGTTTCTTGACCAGCCTGGTAGAAAAAGTTATCTATTGTTGTTGTTCGAGAAGCGCCTTCCTGTATAGCATTTGTCCAATATGCTATACCGTATGCTCTTCCTTTTCTATGTAAGCCATATCTAGTGCCTATAGATGTATTAAATTCATCATTACTTTCAAATAAGTTTTGTATAAAGTCTTTATCTGCTAGTACTGATTCTTTTGTTGAAGTCCAGTTGAACACTGGCTGGAACTCGTCATACCAGTCGTCCCAAGTATATGATACTCCTGATCCGCTTCCAGTACCAATTAAGTATGTTTTGTTAGGTGTAAGTGATCTTGAGGAGTCAGTTTCAGTTCCGTTTGCCTGTATTTCATACCTAGGATTGTCGCTATCATTTACAGCACTCCAGAATACGTTTTCCCAAGCGGATACATTTCTATTATACTGACGTATATATCTTGGTGTCCAATATGCTATTCCGGCTGCATCGGGCAGTCTAAACAGTCCATATCTTGTACCATAATTTTGTGTTTGATATTCATTGTTTGAATTATAATACGTATATATAAAATTAAAACCTTCTATCGCTTCTTCTTTAGTTAGGCCCGCAAGCAATGAATTTTGAAATTCGTTATACCAATCATCTAAGGTGTAAGTTCCGTCTGAAAGGTCTTCACGTTGAATTCCAGTTATAGTAAATGGTACTTGTGTACCGTTTGTTACGTTAGTAGTTGTTAGTATGAAACTAACTGTGCCGCCTTCATTCATACTTGTTGAACTCGGAGTGACTGTGTATGTTGCATCACCTGCTGCTGCACTGCTGTCATTTATCAAAATAGATGTTCGTGCTAGACTATTATCTAGTGCAATTTCAAATGTTTCTATTCCTTCTGATTCAGAATCTGCTACGACTGCAAAAGTTGCTATTCCTATACCATTGCTATTAACTGTAAAATTACCTGTTAACTCGCCTGATACTAGGTCAGCAGCACTTACACCTGTAATGGTATACGGTACTGTGCTTCCTGATGGAACATTAAATGTACTTAATGTAACAGTAAATGCCGATCCTTCGTTAACTGCAGACACACTCGGTGTCAATACATATGAAGAGCCGTCAGTTGGTGCTTGACCTGTTAGGTCAACATTTGTAAATACGCCCGGTGCTGGAACAGTTACGTCTCCAGTAGCTCTATACAACGTAATTAAACTTCTTAGAGTTCCGTCAACATTATTATCTACATTACCGTCAGCTGCAACATCGTTAAATTCAACTCTAAAAGATAGTTGGGTTTCACTTACTGCTCTTGCTTTTATTATAAAAATATTCCCTGCATACACACCACTGTAAGATCCTGCACCAATTTTAGTATATATAGTTTGATATCCGCTAGTTAAAGTAAAATTACCTACGCTAGTTCCACTTCCAGTAGTAGCAGTTGTAGCAGAACTGTTAAATCTTACTATTCCTACTTCGTTTGTTAATGCTGCCCAATCTAAACCTTTAGGAGTGCTAGCATTTTCGTTAGTCGGGTCAATTCTAATTTCGCCGCCTGTATTAAAATAGTGGCGTCTAGCATCGCTACTGCCAAACGTTACAGTAAACTCATGAAATATTAAACTATTCCAATTACTCGTTCTTGTTGAAGTAACTGCTGTCTGAGAGCTTGCTTGGCTAGGATGAACATTATTTTTGTCAGTTTCAGTCTTGCCCATCAACGTTTCAAAATCTGCAATACCCTTTTTTGTTCCTTGTGGGTCTTCAGTTTCTATCCCGTCATTATTAATAATAAACGAAGTATCGTCTGCAATTACGTTTTGATTTTCTAAAACTGTTTGAATTTCTGTAACACTAGGGTCACTCGGACCAACTTGGTGAATTCTAGCTTTTACAATATCTATGTATAAATTATTTAAGTTATCAGCATCAATTAAATCTCCCGGTAACACTTGAGAACTTTGTATGATCTGTCCATAACCGGTTGTACCGGAGCCATTACCTAAAATTAGTTCAATCCTAGATTGTAGGTTATTAATTCTTGCTGCGGTAACTTCTTGCATGATAATCCTTTATACCTTGAGAACACATTCTATCAGTTTTTCTTCTGCCTCGTCACTAGATTCTAAAGCAATACCTACTAAGCTGCCTCCATTCATTAGTGTACTTGCACATCCGTTATCGTCTACATAAACTGATTGGCCTTTTTTAACTGTGCCTACAACTCGTACTGGCAGTCTTCCTTTTAGTCCGATGTATTGGCCGTCAGCTTCGCTATTCATCATAAATGCAGGATCAGTAGACACAACTCCAATTGCTATGCGCCCTTTGGATGTTTCTTCAACTTCATGGTCTTCATGCTCGCATACGCAAACTACAGTTCCTGCTTGAAGTTCTCCACTAGTTGAATATTTTTCTGCTAAGTCAGCATATCGTGCTTGAGTAGCAGTACCTTGGAATAAATTTGCTGCTATGTTGCCCGTAGCGTCACGAACTGCAATTGTATTATTAGCTGTTCCTACAGACGCTGTTCTATAATTTCCTGATCCGTCGTTTAATGACGCTGCTTTAGTTGCAACTCCAACAAAACTACTTGCATATATATCGTTCCATGTTAACGATGCACTACCTAAATCATAATTATTATTTATAGATGGATTTAACCCTGTACTAGTAAGTGTTGCAATATGAGTTTCTACACCACTGCTATTTGTTGCTTTAAATTTTATCTTACTATTTAAACCTGTAATATTTGAAATAACAGCTTCAGTTCCATTTTCTACAAATATTCTTAAGTCTTGACTGTCTCCTATTTGTATGCCTTGATCTGGAAATGATACCGAAGTAGTAAATGTAGGATTTGACGTTTGTATAAATTGATTCGCCGTTAATCCTTGCAATCTATCTGAATCTAATGCAGTTCCTCCAAAACTTTGGCGCGGTGTTGTAAATGGAGTATAAGATGCTGTTGTATAATTTGGCAAAGTAATACCGTTATATATAGTGCTATATCCTGCATCACTCAAAGATGTTTCACTTGCATTTAACACAAAATAGTCAAAGCTAATTATAGATACAACGTTGTCATTTACTGTTGCTGCAATTACGCTTCTAGTTGCTCCGCCACTATCTAGTACTTCACGACTTTGCATCTGTGTCACGCCTTCGCCAGCGTTTTGTGGACCAATTAAAACAAAAGCAGTGCCATTATAGACATATAACTGATCATTAGTGTTATCCCACCAAAAGTCACCTTCTGTAAGTCCTGCAGGGTCATCTGCACCAACTTCGGCGCCGCCGGTAGTTCGCCATTGTGTTCCGTCATAAAATTTTAATTTACTGTTACCACTGTCAAACCAAACTTGACCGCTTATTGGTCTTGCTGGTTGATTTGCTCCGCTAAAGTTTTCTAGCAAAAACAAAAAGTTTTCATTTTGTATTTCGCCGTAACCAGCATAATTTTTTCCGATAAATTTAAGATCAGTTGTTTGATCTACTGTACCGTCTTCTACTGTTGTTAACAGTGTGTTATTATATCTATCAATTTGATACGCCATTTTTTGTCAAGCCCCTAAGTAATATACTTATTTATATTTATCGTTTTTATGGATATGCAGTGTCACTAACAAAATTCCATGCAGCACCATCTGAAGAAAAAGTAATAAGTTGTCTAGATGGTGTAAGCGTAGCACTACCAGATGCAGTAGCATTTGCTACAATATCCTGTACAACTGCACCTGTGCCGCCTCCGGCTAGATCAACTTCTATAAATGATTTTTGTAAAACTTCTGTATTAGTATCTGCAACAGATACATTAATACCACTAACTGTAGCACCAGAATAAGACGTTGCATGTATCTTAGCTGGTTTACCAGCATTTCCTAGTGCAGCAGGATATAAGTCATTTAAATATGTGATTAAGTTAGAATATAATGTTGCACCTATGCCTAAACCTGTAATATCCATAGAAAACACAATTGGTTCAATTGCGATTTGAGTATCTGCATAGATTTTTGTAGCTGCATCTTGATTCTGGGTAGGATTAGCTAAACCTGTTATTTTTTGGTTATCTGTAACATGTATGTCGCCGGCACCTGTAATTAAAATTCCTCTGCCGTCAATATCTGCGCCGTTTGCTATAACATTAAGTGTAGTAGCACTTTGTACAGTATTATTAATTGTAATTGTACCTTGTACTTCTAAGTTCTGTAGTTGACCTACTCTGGTAATACCAGTTGCAGTAACAATACTAGGATCGATTGTTGTATTAGTAAGTTTATCTACTCCGCCAATCTTATAACTTGATGTAGTATTAAGTAAGTCAAAGTTTACGTTCGATGTAAATGCATTTGTAACATTTTTCCAAAGTATATCTTTACTTCCTGCACTACTGTTAACGCTAATACCAGATGCATCTGCTTGTATATTAGTAAGTTCTGTACTATCGTTTAATACACCAATTTCAATAATTTTATCTTCAACTCTTAGAGTTTGTACATCAAGTGCAACTCTGTCGCCTTCAACAACTAAGTCTCCAGTTACTCTTAAGTCCCCGTTTACATCTAAAGTATACTGAGGTGTATTTGTAAAAATGCCTACACGTTCTGTTGATGCATCTATGTACAATGCATCAACAATAACTGCACCCGATGGCGTAGTTCTGACACGCAAACTTATATCATTATCTAATAATTGATTTTCAAAATAAAATCTTGGACCAACAACTTTTTGAACATGGTTTTGTGATAGACCGACTGTTAATCCACCTGAGTTTTGAATTGTTAGTGTACCGACGGTAACTCCGTTAGCGTCCGAAGGCAAAAATTGATCAGCTGTTCTTATAACGCCAGCTCCTGTAATAAGAGCATTAGCACCACTAGCAGTACCATAAAATCTAAAATTAGTAGCGTTAATTACATTTATGCCTTCATTTATTATTCCAGATGGATTATCATCTGTTACTAATCCTAAAATTCTTTGGCTATAAACAGGCGTAAATGTTAATCCGCTTAACACAGCAACTAGTTCGCCGCCGATATATAAATTTGCCAGTGTTCTTGATCGAGATTGAGTATCTAGTATGCTTTCAATTTTAAATCCACTCACATCTTGTGATTCAGTATATTGCGGTCCAACTAAAATTAAATCATTGCCATCAAATGCATAAAGTTGATTTTTTAAATTATCAATCCATAAATCGCCAGCGACCATTTGCGGTCTAGTATTCTGTACATAAGGGCCGCCGCTGGCTTTCCATGTTGTGCCGTCATAGATTTTTAATCTTTCGTCTGACTTGTCATACCATAGTTGACCTACTAACGGATTAGTAGGAGCCGAAGTGTTAGCAAAATTTTCAAGTAGTTTAATAAAGTTTTCATTAAACGCTTCGCCGTATCCTGAGTAGTTTCTGCCAACTAAAACAAGGTTAGTAGACGAATTATCAATTTGTCCATCTATTAATTCAGTAAGTAACGTTCCGTCTGTTTTGTTTAGTTGATAACTCACTTTATTCTCCAGTATATATTATGTAGTTTACAGATAAAAATGGATTCATAGTTTCTATTGGTTGATTAAGGTCCCCTGTAGTTTTTACGCCGCCACTTGCAGGAAATGCTTGAGTTCCTCCTGTGCCTGGATCTATTGTAAATGTTATTGCTTCTTCATCAACTGGTTCGCCTGCGCCTACTCGCAGTCCATAATATTGCGTTCCTGACGGCGCTTCCATATCGTGCTCGTGTTCAGGTAAATTATCTGTGTTAATTGTACTTGCTTCTCTTCCTGCATTTCCGCCTATTGCATCTGCTGCAATATCGGTAACTCTGTTTGCAGATTGTCCTCCCATATTGTCTAAACCTAATGCAAATCGTCCGCGCAAATCTGGAAGTGCAAAACTGTTTACT